TATTCCGTTTTCAACTTCACCGATGGGTGGCTCCAAAACGGACAGGCCCGCCGCCGACCAATCCATTCTAAATTGTGTTTCGCTCCCCGCGCCCCCCACGAAAGTATGATCTTGTGCGACCTCCGCCGATTTCACATGTTCAACGCTGGACTTGTCACCTTCCAGTGTTTCCTTATAGATGTACCATACTTCGGTGTCAGGATTTTGAGCCAGGTAAAGTGTGGCTGTATTGGCTCCACCAAAGTCAACGCCTGTAACCCGCTCCCACTCATCAGGAATCGGGAACGGATCAACCAACATCGCATCGGTGAAAGCCGAATAGATGAGGCCGGCCGGTTTGGAGAACTGACCCAGGTAGAACATAGAAAAGCGCCAGTCCTGCATTTTGGCGCGGGCGCGTTCAAATTCAGCTTTGGGGAAAGCGGGGTTTTGAACGCTGGCGAATTGAATAACGTCAATATTTGGATCTCCATTTTTCCAGGCGTCATAGATTTCGGATTTAATCCAGCCCAGATTATAGAGCGTCGTAGCAGCGCATACTCGACCCTGTGACAGTGATAGGCGCCTGAGTACCGCTTCCCACGTTTCAAGGGTGTATTCATCCTGCCCGGCTTCGTCGAGAATGGCAGCCTTGACCGTGGCGCTTTCGAGGCCAGCCGGCGAAGCAGCGGAACGAAGGATAATGCGGCCCCACATGGGATCATCGGCGCGTTTGGCCCAAAATCCTTTGGCCGGGTCGCGCAGTTCAATGATACGTTCCCCGGCCCAATAGCGACCCTGTCTGAGCAGGTGCTCAAAAATGCCGCGCATCTCAGGTAGGAACTTGAGTTTGAATAGATCATAGCTTGCGGTTGTGGCGATGTAATCATTATTGCCCATGGGAGAGGCCGTTCGCCCAATCTCTCGCCAGAGCCACCAGCCGAGCCAGGATGTTTTTCCGCTCTGAGTTCCGGCCAGGATGAACACAAAGCGCCGGGTTGATTCCCACGCTTGCGATTGTCCGAGATGCTGATCAAGAATGAGCTTGCCATTCTCAACTTTCCACAGATTCATTATTGTGCTTGATGTTGATTACTACTTCAGAGAATGGGAGCGGTGCGCCGCCCGGGCCGGTAAGCTCCATTCTATCGGCAAACAGCCCGTGCGCTTTGCCGATGTGGACAAGTGCGGCTTGGGCGTCATATAGTTCAAGCTCGACTTCTTCATACTCGCTACCGCTTTTGTCACGGGTGATTTTACGCTTAAACTTTTTGACCAGATAGCCCCGCTTCCTTGCATTGGCCAGGTCGGCATAGGTTTCGATGTCAGCAAAATCTGACAGGTTGCTTGCTGCCATCTCACCAAGACGGGCTAAAACGGCGTCGGCTGACAAGTGGCGCTCTTTTAGCAGGCGGGTTATTTCCTCGGATATGCTAATATTTGCTAACAATTGGGAGCCGACAACATTTGACTTGCCGTTGTAACCTGCCCGCCTTGCCGCTTCCGAGGCATTGAGACAAATCAGGTATTCGTCTATAAAAACGCGCTGCTTATTATTTAGAGCCATATCATCCCCGCCGTCCCGGCCTCACATACAACGCCATCAGCGCACAGAGCAACACGGCGAGAATGGCGAGAATGATCAGGATAATTATGATAGGTTCCATTACATCCTCACCGCGTCGGCTGGCAGCCCTTGCTCGCATGGGAAGCTGCTCCCAAACGCCTTACTCTCCTCATCCCAAAAGCACACCCGCACGCTAAATTCATATTCGATGTACGCTCTCAGGCCATCGGCGCTCAGGTGCGTTGCGTTGACATCATACGCGGCATTGAATTGAGATAAAGGTACATCGGGCGGCGCCGGGGCTGTTCTGGAGCCGTGGGGGCCGTAGGGATTATAGCCGGTGAAGATCATTTCAGGCACTCGTGATGATACATATTCGGCTCGCTCCAAAACCAACGCGGGCCAGCGTTTTCCCAACTCTTAGTAACAGGCGAGTATCCCCATTTAAATCGCTTACCGCAACCGGCGCATCGGCTAAATAGCCAGCGTTTTAGATTCTGGATGGGATGACATTGAATCTTCCAATGCCTCATGTGCCACTTTGGATGCTTATACCAGGGCCGATGATAACTCAGGTATTGGCGCATTATGCAGTACAGGAATCGCTGCGCCCGGTCCTTTGGCCTCATTTGCTGGTCAGATAGAATCGCCCTCAAATTATTTTCCATGTTGGTTGCCAGACTAACCACTTTCCACCATTCCCCAGCGGTCAACTTTCGCCGCTTGTCTCTTTTCCAGGCTATGTAATCCCACGCCGCTGCAACCATTCCCAGGCAATCGCCGGCTGTCTGTTGCCGGTATTCATATTTCGGATCAAATATTACTGATGTCTGTACGGTCACGTCAGATGTGAAATAGGGGAATTGTAAATCCCATTCAACCATCTCATCAATAATCTTTCTTTCCCGTTCGGTTAAGTTTGGGATGGAATACCCGCAACTATCATCAGAGCCATCCGATTCCGGGTCATTATGCCAGATAGTGACCAGTATTTTGTAATCATTCCAGATTGCCCCATTTGGCAAAACCCGCCGTTTGGGGAGAGGCCATCTAATCTCAAAGGCTACGGTCATTGGATCGTGCATCGTTCGCTCCATCTCGCCATCTGTGCCACATCCGCATAAAGCGCCTCATGATGCAGCCTTGCCAATTGCCGCAACTGCACCAACCGCCCGTCACCGATACCACGTACCCGGCTGATTTCGCCGCTCTCAATCATTTCGATCAGGCGAGTGGCCGATATGCTGGTGATGTCGGTGGCGTAAAGTGAAAAGGGTCTGATGGTCAGACGGCGAATGAGTAGCTCATATAGGTGCGGGCTAATACGCCGTTGTCTATTCCAGCGGTTGACGAGCTCGATGGCGGTCATAGAGATTGTATCGGTGAAGTCACTTCGACGCCTCGCCTTTGGCGTCGATACCCGCCAAAGCATCTCTAGCCTGCTCTATTTCCAGTTTGATAATGAGAATTTCATTCGATACCTTAAGCAGCCTTTCTATCCGTGCGATGCTGCAAAATTCTATGCCCTCCTTGAACGCGCCGTCGCTAACCAGATTAAGCGCATATCCCCAAAAGCTGCCATCCCCCTCTAGGGTTATCGGCAGGTTTATCGCAAACGTGGTAATGTGAGCAAATTCATCACTCAAACTTTGACTGTCAAAATGCCCTTCCTCGATATGTCGTATCCCGGCCCGGAGAGCCTGAGCCTCCTGGACAATAGTAGCGATGGATGCGTTCATCAAAGGCAACATCGCCTTGGTCGTGGCCGTTCTATGAAAAATAGCATTGAAAATGGGTCGCAGCTTCCCGAACCGTTTGATTATATTATGTTCGATAGGCATAGTTTTTCAGTTTCACTTTACAAGTCCTCCGGCCTGTCCTGAGTTTTATCGAAGGGCCGGTCCAACGCCTTCATCGGCCTACGGGTGCGTGCGCTAATCAACAGCTTGGCGGCAATGACATCCTGGACGATTTTCCACAGCGCCCGCCAACCGGTGGTGGACAGTTCGAGATCGTCCAGGTTGTGCAGTTGGACATTTAGTTCCGTCCGAGCACCATCCGGCAGCACATAATTATACATAACTGACTGTATGCCAATGCGAATGTGCTTGACCTTGGCAATGATGCCATTCGAGTCCTCTCGCAATCGGGCCTTCTCCTCAATCTCCCTGACAATATCCCGCTGCAATTCGGCCTCAGCCCATGCTTCCCTGGCCTGCTCCAACAGGTGGCGGGAGTAACGCGAATACCCGCCAACCAGCAGCGCCACGAGTACGCTGGCAATGCCAACCTGAACGACCCGGCTCGGCTCGCCGGGAATGGCGAAAAACGAATAGGCGAAAATCAGGGCAGCCATAGCCAGGCTCAGACGCAGCCCGGCAACCAGGCCGCCGATGATGAGGAGTATCCATAGCCAGGATACGGTAATCGAATAGCCGAAAATCAAGCTACCGGCGTGGTAGGCCAGGCCGAATAGAATCGCGCTCACGAAGCCGATCCATTTGGGAATGGAAAAGAGAAAGTCGAAGAGTTTAATCATTCGTTAGTTGTTCGCCAGCCTTGCCGCTCGTCTGGCCGGTCACCCCTCAGAGTTCGCATATGCCCTTGTGCGGGCGCTCCTGTTATCAGTCCAGGACTCCATCGTGACTCCCCGTCCTTCATTATGATTATTTTTCCAGTTCCTCAATCGCCGCCTGCTCGGCCTCGATCTGGCGGAGCAATTTGACGGGAGCTTCCAGGCTCCCATGCGCCGCTGCCTGCAATTGCAAAGTGTGCAGGGTCTCTTGATGTTGGAGCAATAGTTCCTGTTTCCTCATTCGTTGCAACCTGTCCGGGCTACCGAGCCGCGCGTCTCTAATGTCGCTACTGTTCTGTGTTAGTAAAGCGTAATTCGACTTTTCGACATCTATCAGGGCGGCGGTTATTTCCCTCATGGCGACAATGATGCGCTGGACCGTTTCGCCGAAAGCGTCATCCAGGGTGATGAGCTTGTTTTCGGCGGATATGAACCGCTGCAAAACCTCTTGCAGCCGCGCTTCGGCCCGGTTGAGCGTCTCGCGGCGTAGGGCAAGCTCCTTAGCCTGATTATCTAAATCCTGCTGCTTTTGCCTTAGCTCCTGCTCCTGCAGGTCGCTGGCCCTATTTTGCTCGATGGTGAGCTTGGTTTGCTGGGCCAGAAGTGATTGCAAAAGCTCGGTAGCGGTTTCTGGGCTAATGATGGCATCAGGCACAAAGCGTTAAATACTCCCCTGCGAGAAACACAAAGGCCCCGACTTTCGCCGGGGCCTTTGCTTGCCCGCCGCTGCTTGTGTGGCTGCGGCGGGGCATATAAAAAGCGGCGTAGCGAAAATAGCCACACCGCTTTATGTTGGAATTAGTTTAGCACAATTGGGGAGCGTTGTCAATGAGGGATGGCCCAGCCCACACGCGAAGGGGCCGGGCGGGTGGATTAG